TACCCAGAAGTATAATTTTGCCACCGGATGCCCGTTGATATTCGGGAAAAAGTGAACCAGGTGCTGAAGTTTATTGCGCTGCAACAAAAAAAGAACAGGCAATGCAATGTTTTACACAGGCTAAAAACTTTATTGAGACAAATCAGGCATTGAAAGACTTCTGTCATCCGCGATTTGTCACAAATAATGTTTCAATTCCTTCAACAGGATCGAAGATTGAACCCATTGGCCGCGATAGTTACGGACTTGACGGTATTAATCCAAGCGCGGCAATCATCGACGAATATCACGAATGGAAAAACAACGATGTCCGCGATAGTATTGAATCTGCCACCGTCTCCCGTCTCCAGTCTCTGGTTTTTATTATCACCACAGCTGGGTATAATAAAGACTGGCCATGTTTCAACTATCGAAAATTTATTATTGATATTCTCGAAGGCGTTAAGCTTCAGGATAATGTTTTTGGAATAATTTACACGCTCGATCCTGAAGATGATTGGCGCGACGAAACTAACTGGCACAAAGCAAATCCAAATTACAATATTTCGGTTGAAGTTGACAAAATGCGGCTTGCTTGTCAGAAGGCTATCAATAATGGAGGCTCTGATGAAGTCACTTTTAAGACTAAAAACCTGAATATTTGGGTTGATGCACCCACTGTTTGGATACCTGATGAGAAAGTTGCAGCCTGTTCGCACGGAATTACCGATGAAATGCTGGCCGGAAAAGAATGTTATTCCGGTTTAGACCTCGCATCACACATCGATTTAAACGCTTTGGCTCACTTTTTCCCGAATATCAACGGGCATCCGGTGGCAAAATTATACTTCTGGGTACCCGAAAGTAAAATTCAGGAACATTCAGACCGGGTTGATTACCGGCTATGGCGTGAACAGGATCACTTATTTTCAACTCCAGGTGACCTGATTGATACAGACTGGATCGTTTCCGGCATTCTCAATGTTACAAAAAAGTACAAGTGCAAAGGGTTGGCATACGATCCATACAAGGCTCACGGTGGTATCGTTCAGGGTTTAATCAATGGAGGACTCGAAAAACTACTGGATGAGTTTACTCAATCAAAAATGAACATGTCAGAGCCTACTAAGGAGCTTGAACGTTTGGCAACAGGTGGTATAATCGACCTGATGAATAACCCTGTTATGCGCTGGATGTTCCGAAATGTGGTTATTTATACCGATCCAAACGAAAATATCAAGATCGATAAATCCAAAAGTCAGTTTAAAGTCGATGGGGTTGTTGCCCTGGCTATGGCAATTGGTGAATATATGAGCAAAAACGCAAGCAAAAAACAAGACATTAACAAGTGGGTACCCCGCTCAATTCCTTCATTATGATGTCAGAACGCTATATACAGATGATTGATCGCCTCGGATTTATCAATCTTTTTTGGGAAAAATGGAAAACAAACGAATTCGACAGGCATGAAGATGCTTATGAAGCTCTTGAAACTGAATATCTCGAATTCTTTGGGTGCCGAAAATACAAGGATTTTAAAAGCTTCAGGCGAAGACGCGACGAATAGGCAATATTATGAAAAAGATAAAAAACAAAAACTATGAATACTGCACTTAAATTAGTAAAAGACCTTTCAGGAAAACGAGATTATATCAACAGACTTATTCAGTCTGAACCCAAAACAGGAGTTTTATTTTCAGATTTTATTACTGAAACCGTGGAGCGAAAAGCGAAGCGAATGGGAGCCAACTACCAAAAGGGATATAAAACACTTGTCAGCCACTTAAACGAATTCTCTGAAGTTTACGAAGCTGACATTTTTACAAATTCGGTAAATGAAGATTTTATGGATGATTTCATTTTATATCTTCAGGAGAAGGACCTGAGACAAACGTATATCATCACCTTACTTTCACTCATAAAGGCGATGGCTTCAAAGGCTGCTAAGTATGGCTATGCCGTAGATTCGAGTTACGATGATGTAACAGTTGATAAGGAAGATGTATTCACAGTTTACCTTTCGATGAATGAAATCACCCGAATTTATTACTTCAAAGGTCTCACTAAAAAACAGGAACGAATCCGTGATCTATTCATTGTCGGGTGCCTTACTGCCTTGCGATATTCCGATTATTCTACATTAACAAGGGATAACTTCACGAAAGATTACATTGTCAAGATCACCAAGAAAACAGGCAAGAAAGTAACGATTCCGATTCACAACTACGTTCGTGAAATTTACATGAAGTACGACGGTGAGGTATCGCCAGGTTTATCTATCCAACATTTTAACCGCTACATCAAAAAGATTTGTCAGCGTGTAGGTTTTACCGAAGATATCGTATTCAACTATACCAAAGGCGGTAAATTGGTAAGCGAAACAAAACAAAAGTGGGAAATGATCAGCAGCCATACTGCCCGGCGTAGCGCAGCAACTAATCTCTATCAAACCGGAAGAATCAAAACGTATGAGATTATGGCACTCACGGGCCACACTACTGAAAAAAGCTTTTTCCGGTATATCCGAACTTCAGACGAAGATAAAGCTAGACAGATTGCCGGAGATAATTTTTTCAGGAAATAGATCACCCATGAACCTATTTGAACTAAAACGACATGAAAAACTTTAGACGAATATTTTGGCTAGTTGTATTTTTTGTATCGCTAATTACAATCTATCCCATGAAACTATTTTACTTTTTAAGATGGAAAACTTTTAAAGTAAAATCTCCAAAGAGATCAATACAGGATAAGATTTTAGATAATGTTTTCTTTTAAATTACTAATACAAACACTTTTGGTCATCTCATCAATAAGATACACAGAACTAAATTAAAACACAATGGAAAAACTAACAGAACAACAAATTACAACCATTTTAGACCTTCATAGAAATTACGAATTTGAACACGACCGCCCACTTATGGCTGGTTATTTTAAGCTCGAATTTGAAGGAAAAGAATACTTTGCATCAACCGACGGTTACAGAATTGTTTTAATTCCAGTATCAGATATTAAGCTAGAATTAAACAGATACGACAAAGAAAAAATGATTGAAGAGACACTTATCCCAACGATCAAGTATAATTTATCAACCGAAATTAATACTGAAAAAATTGTCGATTTATATAAATCAATTCCAGAAGTGTTTGAAATGGTTGATTGCCCTTCTTGCGATGGAGATGGAGAATTTGTTCATTACGGCCATTGTGTTTTATTTTATTGATTTGGTTTTTAAGTTCCTCTAGTTGAACCAAACTACTTGTACCATTTACCGCCACAATAATTGCATCTGTAGTGGTCGATGAATCTTGATACTTGACTTTGTTCTTTTACCGGAAGTTGACAATGGCAGAATAATTCCCCGTCTTTTTCTTCAGGTTCGGCTAAGATGTTAGGATAATCCCAAAATGATTGTTTCCCTTTTGCTGGTATTGGCTCCGGGAATAATATCGGATTAGCAAGAACCCAGTTGTAAATGATCTGTTTTGGGAATGGATAGTGGCCGCTTGCTTTTTCAGCCCAAATACTTTCATTGCCTACAACACAATCAACTATTTCAATTGATCCTATTATTGCGCCACGGATTCCAGATCCTTGAATAATTAAATCTTTTTGGTCTTCAGAAAATGAACTCCATGCCGGTATAAAGTCTTTATAAAATCCCTTCTGTGGACTTGCGCTCGCATGAACTAAAACACGACCTATAAATTTTGTCTGCCAGGTTCTGTTTTCAATGTCCTTAACTCCTGAGCAAATAAGAAACGCCCACGGCTGTTTTATTGATATTGTTTTCATCTGTATTATGTTTGAAGTTTCAAATAGGTCTATATATGATCTATTTTCTGAAAAAGTTATCGCCAGCTATTTGTTTGGCTTTGTCGTCGGTGCTGGTTTTAATGTATCTAAAGAAACTTTTTTCGGTGGAATGTCCGGTTAGGCTCATTATCTCGTATGTTTTCATGCGGCCCGTTTGATACATGTTTGTAGCGGCTGATCGTCGGGCGGTATGACTCGAAATCATTTCCCATTTTTGCTTTGTTTCTGTTTTTAATTTACCGCCGATGGTGTATGAGAATATAACCTCATCGGTCATTCCAACCTTATGGCATATCATTTTAATGTATCGGTTAAAATGTTGGATCGATAAACCTTTCGAAATTTCGCCATCGTATTTGGTGAAAATATCGCGCACATAGTCGTGTAGCGGAATAGTTACCTTTGTATTTGTCTTTTTTGTAACCTTAATGATATAATCTTTTGTGAAGTTATCGCGGGTTAGAGTGGAATAATCTGAATAGCGTAATGCAGTTAAACAACCAACTATAAATAAATCTTTTATCGCTTCCTGTTTGCGGGTTAATCCTTTGAAAAAATAGATTCTGGCAATTTCGTTCATCGATAAATATACATTGAATGGGATTTCATTTTCAATGGTTACATCGTCGTAAGATTGATCGATGGCATAACCATATTTTGCAGCTTTTGATGCCATTGATTTTACTAAAGAAACCAAATTTACAATGTATGTTTGGCGTAGGTCCTTTTCCTGAAGATAACAAATGAAATCGTCGAGAAAATCTTCGTTAACCGAATTGGTAAAAATGTTGGCTTCGTAATATTCTGAAAATGTAGTGAGATGATTAATAAGCGTTTTGTAATTATGCTTGTAACTATCGCCCATCCGTTTGGCCTTTCGTATAACGGTTTGATTAATAAAATCGGTAAATAAAACCCCCGTTTTTGGTTCCGACTCAATAAGACGGTTAATGTAGTCGCGTTTCCCGGATAAGTCTTTAACTAATTTTAATGCTGTGTTCATTGTAGTTTGCGTTAGTTTATTAATCCCAATTCTTTGAGGGCGGTTATCAGGTTAACATCCGTTTCGTTTTCGACGGTTATTTTGCCCTCTTTACATCCGTAGTTGTGGCATTTGTTTTTAAATACCTGGTTGTTGTGCTTTACGTTAGTGTACCCGGTGCCGCCACAGGCTTTGCACATGCGTGTGGCGGTTTCAATGCGTTTTACCCTGAATTCAACTGCCATTGGTTTCTGGTGTTTTACGTTTCCAAACAGAGTCTAAATTTTCTGGTAAACAACATTCGTTTGGCGATAGTTCGGGGCATTTGCCCGGTGGTATTTCGCAACCCTGGCAGCATAACGGTGCGGGTTGCCTTACGTTCTGTTTTACCAGCTCGTAAGTGTTTCCGGAGTATTGGCGTTCCATTACAGTTTAGTTAATTTCTGAATGTTGAACTGTTTTGAATAGTAGGTTTTACCGGTGTCGCGGTCGAGTAATTTGCGGCCCTGGTAATTGATAACGGCCTCCACTTTGTCGCCTTCTTCAATTTCGGGCAACTGGTTTATTTTGTCGTTCCAAACGGTGCAGGGGAAATAATCGTCCGGGTATTTTTCCTCGCCAAATTCGTCGCGTTGTGCGGGTTTCCGGAGTACTATTTCGATGAACTTATGGTTTCCGGTTTGCGATGGTGAAACCGGCCCGATGCTATCGATGTAAAATTTGTGTGCGGGTAAGTACATGGTTATTGAATTTCTGATGGATTGATGGATTGATTTTTTAACCTCTTAATCTCGGTTTCGAGTAGGTAGTATTCAGCAACTTTTTTGCCGTTTTTCAGTTCTTTCATGCGGCTTTGTATGGCTATGCCTTCGCCGCGAAGGTCGTAAATGCGGGCTCCCAGGCGCATACATTCGTAAAAGTTAAGGGCTTCGATGGGTGTAATGCGTTCGCCCCTCAACAGGTGGGCGCGTATGTTTTCGCATTGCGTAACGGTTGTTTGTGGCATGACTTACCGATTTAATAGTTATAAGCTTTCGGCGTTAACGTATGCCAGGCTAAATTCTTTTTCGATGGTAGCGGTGCACGTTATGGCTATGGCTTTTTCAATGGCAGTGTCGAACACTTCAATCTCAGGCTGGTCGCGTTTTTCGGCACGTTCTTTCATTTGGGTTTGTAACCATTCGTTAATCTTCAGCATCGACGAGTCGACATCTTTTTCCCTGATTACAAAATTCTGCGTGTATTGTCCGTTTTCGGTTTTCACGCATACATCAATCTGGTAAAATTTGCGTTCTACCTCCAATTCTTCATCTTCCAAATCGTTGCCGTCTTCGTCTTTCAATTCGTCGTCCGGAATAATGATGCAGTCGGTAAAGTTTCGCACGTTCAGGATAAAAAATGGTTCATCGAAATTCAGCTCAACAAAATCTTTTATCACATCGATTGCCATTTGTACGCAATTGGCATACAATAGAAAACGTTTTTTCGTTTTACCCGACTGGATGCTTACCGACCATGGCGCCAAACCTCCCATGTAAACCATTTTAGCCATGCGCTGTTGGTTGCTTACCTCAACTTCGGTAATGTCGCCGGTGCCTTGGAAAAATTGGATTTCAGTAATTTTATCAACGTCGAGCAAAGTGCCCCTTTTAAAAAGCATTTCACTACGTTCTATTGTTACCACTTCTGTGGTATCTGGATCGACAAAATCTTCAATCCATGTTTTCAGAACATCAAAAGCCAGGTACTTACCAAGCATTTCGCGAATGTTCGAAGTTTTTAACCTCACTTCATTAAGCCTTGTGTCAATTTGTTTTAGTTCCATCGTCGTTAGTTTTTTCGTAAGTAAATGTTATTTGACTCGCTGGTATTTTCAATTCTTCTGAAATTTTTGCCTGAAGCTGTTCCAGGTCTTTTTCGGTGTTTACAATGCATTGATCTTTGTCACAATGCACTAAAATGCGGTTCACTTTAATCATTTGTCGATAAATAGTTTTGAATATTTAATAAATCGGATTGTTGTCGTTTCGATACTTTTTGACCGTCGATGTAGTGTTTTATGTACGTTTCGATGGCCTCGCACGAATACCCCTGTTGTTTCAATAATTTAAGGTTTCGGAAGTGCATCCGGTCGAGTTTTTTGGCGCGCTCGGGGTTGTATGTACTATCGTCAATCGGGTCGGGTGCCTGGCTTAACTCGCAAAAGCTGGCAACCTCAACGAATTTGCCGTGTGTGCCTATAATCTTTTGCCCTACGGTGTTTTTGCGGAAACTGGCAAAGCGCGACTGTGCATTGCATTTTATCATTGTTAGCACAAACTTGTCGAGCTCGGTGGTGGGCTGTCCGTTTACTATTTTGCGTGTGGGGCGGCTCATCAGGTCGGCTAGTTTTATTTCTGGCTTGCTCATCAGGTCGGCAATAATGTCGTTCATCAAATCGCATTCCCAGCCTTCGAGGTGCTGAACCCGGCACTGGTGGCGTGCGTAATCCATCCAATTAGGGTACCTGAAGCCGATGTATGCGGTGATTGATGCGTTCATTTATTTGATTGAATTACTGAAGGTTTGAAGGATTGATTTTTTTGGGTGGATCTTCCTCTAGTTGAACTACGAGTAGCGTGAATCAAGGTAGTTAGTTAAATAGATTTTTTCAGCTTTCTTTTTTACATCTTCTTCAGAATCCCCATACCTAAATAATCCAGCATAAGCAGACTCATTGAAGCCAATCGACATTCCTGTATTTACACCGTTTGTAGTCGTAATAGAGTAAATGGTGACCTTATCTCGTCCAATTCTGCGAAGTTTTCTTAATAGTTTTGCTTTCATTTTAATTATAAGTTTTAGTTCAGATTGGTCTATGACTGTGTATATTTTCCTCTAGTTGAACTAAAATATTATAGCATCCAGTGATTAAAGGGATCGTAGTTTAATTTCGATGGTCTGCTTTGTTTTTCTTCTTCAATATGATGTACAACTCCGTTTTCATCTGCATTGCCCCATTTTCTTTCGCGATTGATCTGCATTTTTTCATCAATAGCGTTGCAAATATCCTGAAAGCTCATTCCATCGGATGCGGCTGATCCAAATAGCAGAAGAAAGCAATCAGCATATTCAAGCCTTCTGTCTGTATTTTTATCGATCAAATCATTTCGCAACTCAAAAACTTCTTTTTCAAGATGAAAAACCTTTGATAGTGATGTTGCTTTTGGAAAAGTTTGTTTTTGCCAGGCAACGATTTCATTAAATTGATTTTCGGTCATATAAATAATCTTTAAGTGTTTAGTTCAAATAGGTCTATCGTTGGGTAAAGCCGCAAATGTGGCAGGTTTCGTATTGGCCGCCGTGGGTGTGCCCGTCGGGTGCAAATTCGTGCGGGCAAATGGTTTGCAGGCTTAACCTGGTGCTCCGTAATTCGGTGGCGCGTCGTTCAATCTGTGCTATTTCCTGATCGATGCGAAACACGGTGCATTTAATGTGATCGGCCAGTAAATCGGGTTCAATGTCGTTCATGGCTGTGGTGGTTGTGCTTTGGTTTTATTGGCTCCGTACATAAAGGCGCAAACCAGTGCGACTAAAACGAGCCAAATAATAAATGCTGTAATCATGGTTTCAAGGTTTTTAAATGTTGCGCCCGTGACGTACCCCGAAGGGACCAATCAGGCGCAACTGTTGAAATTGTTAAAAGAATATTGTAGCAAGGGAAGGACTCGAACCTCCGACCTCGGGATTATGAAACCCGCGAGCTGACCAACTGCTCTACCTTGCAATGCGGTGCTTATTTATCGGTGTCGAATTTCAGGAGGCGTACTTGTGCCATTTTGCGGAGGTGTTTTTCGCCTATGCCATATTTTGCGGCGAGTGCGGCCACGTTTTCGTTAATCGAGCTGTTTACGTTTTGCACGATTTCGGCAACTGATTTCATTACTTCGGTTACTTCGTTGGTTGCCAGGTGTACGTCGTGCGATATTTGGGCGGGTGTGCGTTGTGTTGTTTCCATTATGCTTTAAATGTTTTTTTGTTGAATAATACGATGGCCAAAATGGTTAATGGTATGGCTATGGCTAACTGGTGCGTTGCCCCGGTTAATGCGCCTGTGAAAGCGCCCCCGGATAATGCGGTGCAAATGGTTGCTGTGATGCGCGATCCTCTCATGGTTAGGCTAGCGTTATTACGGTGGCGTACTTCAGAATCATTGCAATGCCTAAAATAAATGCGGCGACGAGAGCAAATACAATGGTGCAAAACAAGGCGGTCATTACGTTTTCGTTATTGCTCATCCAGTTTGTGATTTTTGCTTTCATGATGTTGTGGGTTTTAAAATGTTGTTTGATTTGGAGACGCGAAGCATCGCGTCTGTACTGTTATGCGGCGCGTTTTTTGGAGCGGCGGCGGGCTTCTTTTTCGTAGCCTTTCAGTTTATGGCGGCGCGGGGTGTAAATGGCCTGGTCGTTCCAAACGGTCATTATTTGGCGGTTACCTGTGCCAACGTATTTGCCGTCGTTGCGTTTTGTGTTCTGGTTGCGGAAGGCTGCCCGGCGCTCGCGTCGGTTGGGTTCGCGCTTTACTGTTTTAGGGCTGAATGAGGGTTGTGCTGTTGCAGGTGTTTCGTTGTTCATTGTAGTGTAGTTTTTGGTAGAGACATGGCATTGCCTTGTCTGTACATGAATGAATATGAATGATTAATTAATTGCTGTTT